TAATATTTAGTGAAAAAAATAGGCTCCTAAGAGCCTATTGAATCTATTATTATTATTCTTGATTAACCAGTTACGGTTAAGAAAGTTGCTTCTATAACGTCGGTGCCTGTTACATCAACGTTGTTTGGTCCTACTGTTGTACCCAATGCTCTAATACGTGCTTGTAAGTCCTCTGGGCTTGTATCTCTGTCTGTAATAATGCTAATCTCACCTGATGCATCGTCTTTTACAGCATACATCAAAGGATTAATTTCTTTTATAATCAGCTCGACTGCTTCATCAACAGCATCATCTTCAGCTCTCAAATCAACATCTGTATTACCAGCAACTTGTACTGTAATTAAAAACCCTTTAGCACCATGGGAATATACATTACCTGCTGTAACACTTAATCCGTGTACTCTTGTTACTGCTGCCATTTATCTTTCCTTATTAACTACAACCGCAGCTTGAACAAGCCATCAATTTAACTTTACCTTTTTTGCCGCATTCTGGACACTTCTCTTTTTTCTCTTCCATTGCTTCTTTTTGGAACTGCGGAGGTACTTGACCTTTTTTAGGTTTGCTACCTTTGCCTTTGCCTGCGTCTTTAGCAGCTTTTTTCATTGGCTCTTTCTTGTCGCCGTCTTTATCTACATCTAAAAAGTCTGGCTTGCCTTTCTTTTCAGCTAGTAAGTTATAAAGATGCTCTTTAATACCTTCCATTGCCATTGCATTATCGCCTGGCTGTGCAGCTTTGAATTGTTTCTTTTTACGATTAATTCCGCCACTTAAATCTTTAGTCATATAGTGGTGATCTCTATGTTCTGGATCGCCTTCTGAACCTTCTGGTGAGTTTGCCCATTCGTCCATATCTACATCTTCAACATCTGTATCAATGTCATCATTACAACTACTATCTGTTGTATCTTCGTCACCTGGTACTTCGTCTTTACCTGGAATCTCTGGATCATCTACAATACCTGCTAAACGTTCCATATCTAAACGTGGCGAAAGTGTTTTAGCTGTTACTGGTTCTGCTCCGCCTAATCCTGCGTTCTTCATCATGTCTAGTAAATCTGCTACATGCTCTTTACCACTTGCATTCATTGACACACTTACTGTTACTGGATTGCCTTGATCCATAGCTGGTGCTGCACCCATTGGTGGCATCTCAGCTTCGTTTAATTGTTGTTTGTTCGCTTCGATATCAGTCATACGCTGAATCATATCTTTCATATTCATAATTTAGCTCCCTATTGCGCTTTTTGTGTTTTCACTATCGTCGATATCACTTGATTCACCAACTGGTCCGTCGACAGTGTCGAACCCACGCTCTTTACGAGCTGTTTCTAATTCTTTTAATAAATCCATTACTCTGTTGCCTGCAACTTCGCCTTGGCCGTCAATACTTTCTAGTTCTGGTGTAGTTAGTTTTGCAACATATTCACCGTCTTGTGTTTCTTCTTGGTATTGCTCTTGTGGCTCCATTGGGTTTCTAACAACAATGTAAGATTGATCAATACCGCAACACTGACCTAAGTACTCTTGTAGTACTTGTGATGTTGTAGGATAATTAAGTTCTGTTTCAAAATATGTTACTTCCATATTTTGTAATTGTGGAAAATCTAATGGACGTTCTTGAATTGGTGTTTTCTTGCCTGAAGTTATATTATTAACTCCATACTTTTCTAAACATGTTTTTAACATGTCTTCACATTTTTCTGGAAGCACACCTGCTATACCAATTTTAAAAGGATATACCTTCTTTGCTTCTGTTAAAAATTTTTCAAACGTCATTGTATTAATTCCTATATATATTATTTATCTGATTGGACGTTTTTTAACTTCTCTAAAAGACTGTTGCGATCTGTTACAACATAGCCTTCACCGTTGACCATATCGCCGTCTCCGATGCCTCCATCCTTGTCCATTTTCTCTTTTTTAAGTTGTAAGTCAATCATTTTTAGTTTTTTATCTAACTTAGCAACTTTAGCATCTAGGCCTGTTTTTAACATACCGCCTGCAACTTCAAATACACGACCTGAATATCTTGCTTCGACATTCATTCCTAGATCCATTAGATCTTCGTATGCTGTTAATGCACGATCAGCAATATCATTAAGCTCAGTATCTGCCATTTGCCCTAAGCCTTTAACGGCTGGTAATGCAGAACTTATTTTGTCAAACTCTGCAATATCTCGCAACGATTCTTTATGTTGCACTATAGGCTCTGGCTTAGCTTTTGCCTCTTTTATAATTTCTTTAGATTCTGGTAAATCTAGCATTTCTTCTAATTTCTTAGTCATAGTATTCCCTATTAACTACTAGTATTATTTATCTTCTTTTGCCTTGGTGGAAAATATCATCTTCGGTTACAATCCTAAAAAAGATTCCTTTTTGTTTACACCATGCACTAGCTGCTGACCATTTAGCTTGATTAACTACCCAAGCTGATTGATTTTGTTTTGATTTACCTACTCTTTCATGGAAGGATTGACTAGCAGGCTTTACTTCTATTAATTCAACTTTTTGTTTGCCTTTTTTATCAACATATACTATAAAAAAGTCTGGTACATACACTGTATGCTTTCCTGTAAAAGGATGTCTGTATGGAATTTTAATTGCTTCACTTGCCCACTGTGCAACACTTGTATGTTCGTCACAAAATCTCATAAAAGCAAATTCCCAACTTGATCTGTATGTTGGCATTTTGTTTCCAACATATTTGTCAGGATTTTTTACATTGAATTTGCCCTGTGCGAACTTAGGCATGTTTAGTCCTCAAAGACTTCTATATTTCTAGACTCTACAATATTAGTTTCTGATGGCACTTGAAAACCTAAGCTACTAGTTTTGCCTCTAGTATAGTTTAAAATTTCTGCAACTAATGCACTAAGTTGTGACTCGTTTAGGCCTTTTAGTGTATCAAGTAATTTAAAAACAGGTACTCCGTCTATCTTTGCTTGTTGTAACAATGTACTCGCAATACTAGCACTAGCTCTATCTTCGAATCCTCTTTTATCAAAGTATGCTAATACAGCATCTACGTCATTACTTGGAAATTCTAATTTTTGTTGATAATAAGTATCAAACAATTCTCTTACTGGTTCATCGCTTGAATTATAACCTCGTTGTGGTAAGTTTCCTTGTGACATTATCCGTCGTCTCCTACTGTTACTGGTAAATTATTTGCTGCTTGTGCTGATGCTACTTTAGCTGCTGATGCTGATGAATTATTAGTACTACTATCTGTTGTTGCTGTTGTGTTTGTATCGCTTCCGCCGGTACCGTTTGTTTTAGGTACTAGTATGCCTGGTAATCCGCCAGGTCCTTTTTTACCTGCATTTACAATAGCACCTGTTAAAATACTAAGTCCTTCTGCTTTAAGACTATCTTTACTTAAATTCTTTGCATTTTTAACAGTATTAACACCTTTAATGATTGTGCCTAATCCAAAGTTACCGCTAGTAATATCGCCAAGTACACTTGATGCACCGTCCAATACTCCACCGCCTCCAAATAGACTACTTATTCCGCCACCGCCTACACCTAATGGACTTGGTGTAACATCATAGTGATCTGTTGCAAATGTTGCAGGACTATCTTCTCCTACAGCACCTCTACTATATAGTACAGATTCGTAGTTAATTGTCATTTTATTTTCTGCTATGCCTGAGCCATCTGATTGATCCATTGTGTCATGGCCCCAAGATTCTATAATAGGGTTAACAAGAGTATACTCAGTGTACTCGTGTCTAGCAAATTGATATAATTTTATATTCTTAAAAAATGGAACTAGTTTATCGTTGTCTAAACCAAATCGATATGTTCTACCATTTGCTTCTTTATAATTTGAGCGAGGATCGAAACTTGCTGTTATGTCAGATATGTTTGAATCTCTATAATAATACTTATAGTAGGCTTCCATTAATGCTGTTGTTAGCCCTTGATTATCATCATGCATAGTAAGAGAAACTGGTGTATAATCTATACGTGTTTGAACATTCTTTTTACGATTGTATGCATTTTTAGTTTCAACTGAAGATCTATACTGAGGTAAATCTACATTCTTAACAAGCATGTTAAGCTCAGCTCTGTGTCTATTTTGTAAAGTAGGAAATCCTGCTAATACATCGTGTTTGTCATCTTTGTAAAAATTAAAGTTTACAAAATAAAGAAATTTTGATTTAGGTGCAAGCCTAAATGCGTTGTCAACATACAATCTAGAAGCATGTTGAAAATCACCCATACTACCTTTTGGGGTTAATACTCCACTTAAGAAGTTGTCTAAGAATCCGTTTAACTTATTTGCCATACTAATATTTATCCGAAAAGATTAAGTACGTACATAAAAAAAAGGAAGCCTAATGACTTCCTTTTTTCCGACTCTAAGGGCAATCTAGTTAACGTATATTATACGCCGCCACCTGTTACGAGTGAGTTAACTGTTCTGCCAATTGATGTGCCAATACCTTGTCCTACTGGAGTTTGGATTGCGTTATCATATCTAATTGATAGTGCAATAGTAGCTGCATCACTTGTTGCATAGTTCAATGTGTTGTAGTTGGCGTTAGTTAGGAAACAACCGTAAAGTTCAAAAGTTTCTAATACTCCAACTTCGTTTGCTCCGTTACCACCATCTAACACTTCAATACGTGTTAAGAATTTGTAGTCTATTCCACTAGCTGCACTTGACTGTTCAAAGAAGTCAAATTGTTTCTGTAACTGTTCGCCTACCTGTTTCTGTACATTGTTACTTACGTCATCACGTACATTCAATGTAATTGGTTCCCATGTATGCTTACCAGCTAAGTAACTTCTTGAGTTATATACATCTAGTGTAATTTCTTCAAAAGTTATGTTTGGTCTTGTAACGTCCATAACTTGTTTTGTAAGTTCTGTCGTTGCGTTTGTAACACCAAAATTTTCCAATGTCACTCTAAAGCGATATTGTAGTTTCGGCATCAAAAGTCCCTGATTGCTTGCGCTTGTGTCGCTCGCTAACGGTACTGTAATTTTTGATAATGTCGAGATTGCCATTTATATTTCTCCTGTTGCTAGTATTTATCAAAGTGTCGGCCCCATATTTCAGGGGCCTTTTCACTTAATTAAAGTCCTGCAATTTCTCCTGTGTTCTTAAGTCTTAATGGAATAAAGATGAATTCCACAGCCTTAACTGGTTCTATTGCAATATCAAGATATAGTTCATTACGATCTATTCTACTTGGTGTGTTGTTACTTTCATCACATACAACTAGGAAATCATAAAGTGCTCTTTGTCCAACTAATTCTAGCATTAGACTTTCTGCAGCACCTTTAATTTCATCTCTTGTTATTTTGTCGTTTGGTTCAAACAAGTATGGTTTTGCAAGTTTGCCTAGTTGACTACGTAAGTAGATGACCAAACGTGCAACATTAATTCTATCTAATGCACTTGCATTTCTTGCTCTTGTTTTCTGTCCAAATACTACTAATCCACTTCCGCTTAAGAATGTAATTGGATTAACAGCATTACTGTAAAGTGTATCACGTTGACCTTCGTTAAGTGCTACACTTACAAATTCGCCTTCGCTACTAATGTAACCTGCTGCTGTTGCGTTAGTTACGCCACCACGTCTTGTACCTGCTGGTGCAAACCATGGAAAGCTAACTTGATCACTTAATGCAATAGTACGTAGTGCCATGTGTGAAGCTGGAACAACTACGTTGTTACCTGCGTTATCACTTGTAAAGCCACTTGGGTAGTAAACACCCATGTACTCGTCTCTGCTAACTAAACCGTCATCGTTATCTTCAACAGCTAGTTTAACGTTAGTGCCCCATTCATTTAATGAAGTTGCATCTGGTGTTAAACGCATTGGACTATCGCCTACAATAAATGCACTTAGTCCACGATCGTAGTTTAAGCTAACCATTTCGCCAATTAGTTCTGGATACGCTGGTGTTGCCATAACGTTGAACAATCTAGACTCATCATCTCTAATGTCATCGTTACTGTTAACCATTGCTTGTAACGCTTGTACTACAACTTTACGCTGTGCTTTACGTCCAAAGCTACCTGAACCATCAGCTTGGTTGCCTGACTCAGTTACCCATCTGTGTGGATAGTAACCAGCCATTGATTCGTCATTATTGAATCTGCCGTTAGTGCCGTTAATGTCTACATAGTTACGCTCAAAACGCTTAACGTTAAATCCGCTTCTACGTAAGTTCCATAACAACATACCTTTTGGATATAGTGCTGGATCTGGAGCATCTGGGTCTAAGTAGTTGTTTGTTAATAAGTCAACAATACTACCAGCTTCGTCGCCATTTGCGCCTGCTGTGTTGTAACGTGCGTCTGCAAATAGTACACCATTTTCAGTTGTTTGGTCTGCTGTATCTAGTAATGCCCATGATAAGTTAACACCGTCGTATCTATAAACTAATGGATAGTTTTCTAAATCTGCTGTGCTAATCCAAAGGTCACCATCAACTAATGCTGTTGCATCTGTTTGCTGTGTTGGCTCTGTTGCTGAAACCATAGGACCAGTTGGGTTAGTATCGCCATAGTCTGAACTAAAGTTCTGATAGCCTACCCATGTAGTACCATTGTGGATTAACATGTCAACTTCGTCTACAACACTGTTGTACCAAAGTGCGCCTTGTGCAGCTAATGCTCCTGGAGCTTCATCACTTGCTGTGAATATTGCTTTCTTCCAGTTACTTGCTGTAAGTACACTATTTCTGCTGTACAAGTTAGTTGTTGTACTTGGATTACCAACTACAAATGCTACAAAGCCAGCTGCTGCAAAGCCGCCGTCTGTGTCTACAATAGTAAAGTCTCCACCTTGTGTATGCTTAACAACTAATTTGTTGTCTGCTGATACTTCAGCTTGAACATTTTCTAATGCTGAACTGTTAATAGCACCTGCCATTAAGTCTGCATCGCCTACAGCACCTGTTGCTGTAAAGCTAATTGTTACAGAACTTTGTAACGCTGTTTTACCTGCGTCAGTTTCTGCAATATTAAATGCATATGCTTGCGCACTAAATGTACTTCCTGTAATAGCACTACCAGTAATAGTAGTTGCGCCTGTGTTAGCACGACTAAAGATTGTAAATGCACCTTCAGCTGACGCACTATCTTCTGCGTTTGATTTTACAAAAGTAGTTCCTGCTGGTAAGTTAACACCGCCGCCGCTTCTGTCTAACCAATATAAAGACGCTGCTGCAGAACCGTAAATTGGTGCTGTTACAGTGTCAAATAATGCTGTGTTACTATTGTAACGCTTGTACTTCCAGTTAGCACCTTGATTTGGTTCAGTAGTTTTTAACCAAACACTTCCTGTTGGACGTGGAGTAGTATCGCCTGACTTAAATTCAGGTACACTTGTATGAGCACTAATTTGTGTTTTTGCTGCATCATAAGTTCCAGCTGTTAAGCCTAATTTAGCAAGTAAGCCGTCTGTGTCAGCAATAGTAATTCTTTCATCTTCTGATGCGTCATTAAATACATGGAATTTTCCATCAATTACTGCAAAGCTAATGCCTGCTGATTGGAAACTTGCATCTGCGTTTGCTGTTGAAACTGTATCTGCTAAGTCACTACCCTCTGCTACTGTAATTGCTGAACCAGAGCCTACAGTAATAGTTAAGTTTGTTGTTGCTCCTAATGTAGGATTAGAAACTGTACCAGCTGTAACTGCATGTGAATTAATCCATGCTGTTGAACCAACTTTTACCCAACTACCTGTATAGTTTCTGTAATATACTCTTAGTACATCTGTTGTTGCTTTAACTGCATAATCACCTATGTTACCAACTGACTCTTTAGGATCGCCGTTACCATCTAATTTTGTTGTATCTGTAATAACAATTGGAGTTCTTACGCTAAATGACTGTCCACCAGTGACGTTCTTTGGTGAGCTGTTCCACTCAAAAATACCATATGAACTATCATTAGTATCAAACCAGTTAGTTCCATCTGCTGGAGCATCTTTTGGTTCGTCTGCTGTTGGTGTTAATACACCTAAGTCAATATCTGCGCGAGTTACATAAACTCTATTGCTAACACCTAGTAACGAGTAAGCAGCTTGTAAACCGTATTCGTTTAGCTCTCCGCCGTGTACTGGGTTGTTATTTGAATCTGTATAAAATACTGGGTCGCCAAATGTTTCAGCTAGTTCCCTTTGTGATGTAAGCAAGTAAGGTTTACCTGCGTTTGCTTTCAGCGTCCCTGCCGCTGTCCCTGTGCCACTTCCGTTAGTTTTGTTTTCGGCGGAAGCAACAAAAATCATTGGTACGGTGCCTGGTTCAGCTGGGGTATAAAAACTTTCGTCAATTACCTTAACTTCAACACCTGGTGATGATAATGCCATTTTTTTTCTCCTGTTGAGTAGT